GCTCAGTGTTGTTGTCCTAGGTTGGGGGTACCCATCTAGGGCATCAATGCCCGCAGCTATACCTGCCCCGACCCTAGTGTAAGTAAGTGTCAGCCCCGATCCCGGTTTAACTACGACAGGTTTATACGATGATTTCAGCATCGCGCTGTATAGTTGCCCGTGTGTGACACCTGCTTCTTTTAAGACTGCCGCGGATATATATCTACCTATATACGCTTCCGTGGCGTAAGAACACTTCCTCCTGTTCTCATAAATGGGCCTTTTTGCCAGACCCAAACCGATTACGGTCGTTCCAAGCCCAGGGACTCGTTTCGCCACAGGCATACCGCCCACACTTACCCTGTGGCGCAATATATCCTGACTGTGCAACGCCATCGCGGGCACAAATGTTACAAGGCTACTCTCGAATAGTAGGCCCAACCGCTCCTCGCCGCTTCTATTAATCAATGACCATGCCATTGCAGCATACGTCCGTACGTACTCCGTCTCATCCATTATCGTGTCGGATACCCAGCTACCACTCACCGCACTCGATATAGTCCTGGCCGTGTACCCACGAGCGCATTCCCTCGTGAACACATGACGCAGGAACTCGCCACAAAAACTACCAACTACCTGCTTACTCTTGTTTAGCCTAAAAACACTATTAAGCATTCCCGTTACAACTGAATCGATCAGCGTAACACTACCTCCGAATATTACGTCATCGCCCGCATGCAGCGAGTCAACCATCCAAAAATCATCTCCCAGTTGCATCTCACAGTACGCAGCGTTGAGGATTGTGTTGCAGAAGGTCGTACAACGATGACCGCTAAATAACGTGCCAGTCGCACGTTCTTCACGCATAATACCCCCGCTCTCCCAATGGATGTATGAGTTATACCATGACTTGCGAGCCCACTCCCTCACATACTCAGGCGCACCAATGGTGGCCTCGTCTACGACAATAGCCAGCGCATCAAGAGTGTGTTGACTATTGTAATCTTCGAAGTCCAACATATACCAACAAGGTCCCCACCTGGCAAGTCGGCGATACAACTTGTCCTGCCTGACTTTCCCTGGGTTCAGCAACACACGATCGTTCCGCCAAGCCCTCTCTACCGGCCCCACCAAGTAGTCAAAAGTAAAGAAGGAGCGCGTATCACAACTGTATATAGCCCGCGATGCACCGTGTTCGTCCTTCCAGCTCAGGCCGGCATCCACGCGAGGTGTCCCAGAAGCAACCAAGCAGTCCTCTACATTCTCGGCGAATTCACGGCGGGTCGGCTGGTCCGGCAAGACGGGACTCACGCCCATGTGCGCGTGAGCATACTTACTGTGTGAGCCAGCGCGGGTGTTAAGCCACCGCTGGTCCCAGTAGTCGTCGACGCTCTTCCAGACTGGCGCACACACAAGCTCACTCTTGATAATACGCCTGATACTCTCCCGCAATCTCTCTGTATCGACAAGGGCCGCCTTCTCACTAACAAAGGCGTCATAGTTGATGCGACACCGCACATCACCGTCTGCATCACGGTCGTTTCCTGCTCGACCGTACATCGTCTTAAGTTCACACAATTGTGCGCCCCACTCATGCCTGTGAACGCCGACCCCTTTAACGAAGTTGCTGATCGACACTAGCATCTTCTTATCCCTGCCTGCAGCACGCATGACCGCGAATGCCCATTTCCCGAGCGACCGATATGCTCCACAGGCCCAAATCGTCCAAGCGGTAGCCTGCGTGTTATGCATGCCCTGCAACAAATCACGATCTCTACCTAAATAACCTGCAACCTCAGGGAAGAAACGAACACAATCCACCCACACGTTCCTAAACCATAAGTTGACCTTCTGATCCTTCGTCCCCTTGACGACGGGAAAAACCTCCGTCTCCTTCTGACCACTCCACCACGTGAACGCGCTAACGCCTTCAAAAGATAATGATTGGTACGTGGCCATGCACCAATCATGCTCATACATACTCACATGTAAATGACTGAGCACGTCACTTACAACTATCGAATCACCCACCTGGACTGGGATTCGATACGCACTTTCGGCGCAGACAAGGGCCCCCCGACCGTCGCCCTGCACCTCACATAACTTGACCATCAGGCACGCTTGTTCTAGCGTAGCCTTACCATCGACGACCCGTCTTATGGATGGGACGTACTTAAGCATCTGGCATAGCAGGTTTCACCCCGATATCATGGGATGTTTCGAGCCCTGCTTCGGCTCCCTCGACGTCTGGTTGAGGCTCTGGGTTTTCGATGGTGGGACTGGTCAAATCTCCTAAGTCATCCGGCTCTGATACGGGGGGGGCCGGTCTGACTAATTTCTCTGCTCCTGGTTCTGCGCCAGGCAAATATTGCAACAGGCGCCCCATGTCGGTGAGGGGGGCCTGCCGGTTAGCGTGTTCGATGAACAGCTTAATGTGCGGTGGGACGTCATGCGACACACGTTTCGGTTTTCCGTCACCTGACCGGCCGACACGGAAATGACCGATCACGGAGGTGAAGTTAGCCGTGGTCCAGTCG